CAAATAGAAGATGATATGTCTTGCATATTCGTTGCTGAAGTAAGTGGAGAGAACGTAGGATTTATATTTGGAAGTATATATCAGCTTTACTTTTCCCAAACTTTTGCTGCTAATAGTGACATATGGTATGTAAGACCTGAGTATCGTGGTGGTTTAATAGGCGTTCTATTGCTAAGAAACTTTGAGAAGTGGGCAATAGAAAAAGGTGCTAGGTTCTTAGTTAATGGTAGTTCGTCAGGTATATCTTTGGAAAGAACACATAAACTAATAGAAAAACTTGGGTATGAATCTGTAGGTTCTGAATACAGGAGAGACTTAAATGGGTAGTTGTTTTAAAAAGAAAAAAAGCAGTCATAGCGGTATTTCTAAAACAAAAGGAGCTAAAGGCTCAAGCGGTTACGTTAGTCTTGATAGAATTGCGAGTGCAAAAAAGAATAGCGCACTCGATGATCTGAAGATGGATATTGGAGTTAAAGAAAAAAACACAGCGTATTATCGTGATTTAGGAAAACGTAGTGCTGCTTCTCAAAAAGCTTTAGCAGATCAGCAAGCTCGTAGTAAAAAACGTAAAAAAGATAGAAGAACTGATACTAGCGGTGATGACACTACCACTACCACAACAACAACTTCTACAACTTCTACTGGTGAAGATGATACTATAATAACTGGTGGAGATGATATTACTACATCATCAGGTGGAACTATTGGTGGCACATCTGTAACAGCAGAAAGTATTTACACACGCGATCCAGAAGAAGCTATATCAGATCAAGAAAAGTTAGCAGCAGAAGAACTAAGGCGACAAAGAATAAAACGAGCCAGAACAAAACAGTCCTTGCTTAGAAAAAGATTAGAAAGAACTCAAGAAGTAGGTTCTGGGCGTAGAGTTTTGTCTGGATCTGAAAGAGAATTAAATGTGCAGACTAGACAGGCAGGAACTGGTCGCAGAGGTGGAGCAGGTAGAAGATCTTTAATTACTGGTTCTACTGGTGGAATCGGATACTATAGTAGGTTCTTATGATACAAAATTCAAAAAAATACCTAGAAAGATACGAGAAAGCAAAAGCTCATAGGCAAAACTTTGTTGATCTTTTTGAAGAATGTTATGAGTATGCATTGCCTCAACGTGAGTCATTTTACTATGAAACCGCAGGACAACGTAGAGATGATAAGATCTTTGACGAAACAGCAGTGGTTGGTGTTCAAGAGTTTGCATCTAGACTGCAATCAGGATTAGTTCCCAACTTTGCTAGGTGGGCTGATTTTACCGCAGGATCAGAAGTACCAGACTCTGAGAAAGATTTTATTGAAAACGATCTTGATGAAGTAACAGAGTATGTATTTGAGATACTACAAAACTCTAACTTCTCTCAGGAAGTACATGAAGCATTTATGGATCTAGCAGTAGGTACTGGTGTTCTTTGTGTAGATGAAGGTGATGCTGTTAATCCTATAATGTTTTCAGCAATACCATTGCCTCATGTTGTTCTTGATACTGGACCTGATGATAAGATAGATCATGTCTTTCGAGAGCGTAAGAATATTAGAAACTCTGATCTTCCTATACTTTATGAAGATGCAAAGTTTGATATGAAAATACAGAATAGAATTGACAGAGATCCAGAAGGCAAATGTACAACTCTTGAGATTATATGCAAAGATTATACAAAGCGTAATGAAGAAGCATATCTATATTATGTAATAGATATGTCTACAAAAGAGGCTATTGTTGAAAGAAAGTTTTCTGGCGTTGGTTCTAATCCATATGTTTGTTTTAGATGGTCTAAGTGTGCAGGAGAAGTATACGGCAGAGGCCCATTAATAAATGCTTTATCAGCTATAAAGACTACAAACCTGACTATTCAGTTAATATTAGAGAATGCACAAATGGCAATCTCTGGTATTTATCAAATGGATGATGATGGAATTATAAACCCTGATACTATTAATCTAGTCCCTGGTACTATAATACCTAAGTCTCCGCAGTCTGGTGGACTACAACCTATACAATCAGCAGGAAGATTTGATGTTGCTGACATAGTTTTAGGTGATATGCGCTTGAATATAAAACGCGCATTATACAATGATATGCTAGGAAATCCAGATAGAACTCCTGCGTCTGCTACAGAAGTTGCTGAACGTATGGCAGATTTATCACGCAGGATAGGATCAGCGTTTGGTAGGCTGCAAGCTGAGTTAGTGCAGCCAGTATTACAAAGAGTAATCTATATCCTCAAGAAACAAGGGCGTATAGAAATGCCAACTGTTAATGGTCGAGAGGTAAAGATACGTTCAGTTTCTCCATTAGCACAAGCTCAATCTAATCAGGATATAACTTCCGTTTCTAGATTTCTTGAATTGGTTAATGCGTACTTTGGGCCTGAGACTACAAACATATTAATTAACTCTGAAGAAACAGCTATTCATCTTGCCAAAAAATTTGGTGTACCTGACACCTTGATTCGTGACGCAGAAGAGCGTAGACAGATAGTTGCAATGATGCAGCAAATGCAAATGCAACAACAGGAACAACAAGCAGGACCACCTATTGCCGCAGAATAGTCACATTGGTTTAGACGGAATAGCAAGAAAGAAAACAGAAGAAGATAAGATAAGCCTTAACTTTGGCGTTTTATTTTCTCAGCCTACTGGTCAAGAGATTCTTAAATACTTGCGTAGTATAACCATTGAAATGGTAAGTGGCCCTAATATTTCTACTGATGAACTGCGTCATTTAGAAGGTCAACGGTATCTTGTTGGCTTAATAGAGCGTCATATTCAAAGATCACATAAGGTTAAAAACAATGAGTGAAGAAGTTCAAGAAGCAGAAGCAACAACAGAATTAGCTCCTCAAGAAGAAAGAGACTTTGTAGTTGCAGAAGATTTAGAAACTAAAACGGAAGAACGCCCTGAGTGGTTGCCAGAAAAATATAAAACAGGTGAGGACTTAGCAAAAGCTTATAAAGAACTTGAGTCTAAATTAGGAACTAAAGACGAAGATATTAGAAATAAAATAATTGAAGAAATAGAAACTGAAAGTTTTAAAGATAGGCCCGACTCTCCAAATGATTATCAGTTACCCGATTCTGTTGATATAGATAGTATTGATACAAATGATGAAATACTAAAATGGTGGGCAGATCATGCTTTTACTTATGGATTTAGCCAAGAAGAGTTTGCTGAAGGGTTTGAAAAAGTATTGCAAGCACAAGATGCTTATTTGCCAAACCCAGAAGAAGAAATAAAAAAACTTGGTGATAATGCAAATGCAAGGCTAGAAGCTGTTGATTTATTTGCTAGGCAGTTTTTCCCAGAAGAGTATATGGAATCTATAGAAGATTTAGCTTCTACCGCAGAAGGTGTTAAGGCTTTGGAATTTGTTATGGCTAAACTACAATCTCCTGCAATTGGATCTGATGCTGCACCAATAGGTAGAATTACCGAAGAAGGTCTAAGAGAAATGATGGCTGATGAAAGATATTGGCATCCTGCACGTAGAAATCCAGATTTTATTAAGCAGGTTGATGAAGGTTTTCAAAAGCTACATAATCAATAAATTTAATTTGTGCGTTGCATTTTAAATAAAATTATTGTTTGAATGGGTTATTACGACCCATATCGCATTGATCGGCCCTAATTGGATACCCGAATTGATATGTAAGAGTGGACACTCGTAGCAATCGGAAACTCAATTAAGGACTGTAAAAATGGCTAATACAATAGACCAAGCCTTTATAAAGCAGTTTGAAACTGAAGTTCACATGGCGTATCAGCGTATGGGTTCCAAGCTACGGAACACTGTCCGCTCTACAAATGTGTCAGGTTCAACTGCACGATTCCAGAAAATAGGCACTGGATCAGCGTCAACAAAATCAAGAACTGGTAGTGTAACTCCTATGGAACTCGTACACACCAATGTCGAAGTATCAATGAGCGACTTCTACGCTGCTGAATTTATCGACAAGCTTGACGAGTTGAAAACAAATATCAATGAACGACAAGCTGTAACACAATCTGCGGCTGCTGCTCTTGGTAGAAAAACAGACGAGCTTATCATTGCTGCTATGGATGCAGGTGCTAACTCTACTCAAATACATGATACTAACTCTGCTCTTGCTAAAGCAGATCTTCTATCATTATTTGAAACAATGGGTACGGCAGATGTTCCAGAAGATGGACAACGCTATCTTGCGATGTCTCCTGCAGGTTATGCTGATTTGTTTTCTATTAATGAATTTGCATCATCAGACTTTGTTGGACCGCAAAACCTACCGTTTGCAGGTGGCATGACAATGAAAGAGTTCTTGGGCTTCAAGATCTTTTCAACGTCTGCTGTAGCAGGTGGTAAGAACTTTGCTTACCATACAAGTGCTATAGGTCTTGGTGTGAACTCTGATGTTCAAACTGAAGTAAACTATGTTGCTGAGAAAGTATCTCACTTAGCAACATCAATGATGTCAATGGGCGCGGTAGCTATCGATGATAACGGTATCTACGAAGTCCTAGACAATAACTAAGAGGGGGATCTTAAATGGCTTATTCTGCATCTGGTCTAACTCGTATGGCAGGTGGTGGTGGTCATAACCTTTGGTTTTATGACTCAACTGATGCCATGACAGCGGTTCGCGCTTCTGGTTACTTTAATGACGCTGCAAGCATGTTNAATGTTGGCGANGCTATTTTTGTACTAGATAGTGATGCTCCTGCTCTCAGCATATCACTTGTACTATCAAACACTGGTTCGGTAGTAGATATTGCTGATGGTACGGCTNTTACCGTAAGCGATAGTGACTAATAGAGTGGGGGCATTAGCCCCCCTCTTTTATAGGGGTTTATAATGGCATTAAGTACACCTGCTAATAGTGCGATTGATATTTGTAGTCGTGCTTTGATCTTGGTTGGCGCAGAGCCAATTACTTCTTTTGAAGATGATACAACTGAAGCTTTGATTGCAGGAAACATGTATGAGGATATTGCAAGAACTAATCTTACATCTACACGTTGGAGATTTGCTACAAACCAAGCGGTATTAAATAGGTTAACAGATGTTCCAACTGGTAGATTTGATGCTGCATATCAGTTACCAGATTATCTTTTTGTTCATGCTGTAACTGTAAGGGATCTTCAGATAGAATATAATATATACGGAAATAAAGTTTTTTGCGATGCAAGTTCTAACGATGAACTTGTTGTAGATTTTACATATAGGGCTAGTGAAGTTGATTGGCCCTCTTACTTTTCTCTTTGTGTTGAATATGCAATGGCAACTGTTTTTGCTACTGCATTAATAAGAGACACTGCATTATCATCATTAATGTCAACTCAGTATGATTTTTTAATAGCAAAAGCTAGATCAACTGACTCACAACAACAGACAACAAGAAAAGTTACAACATCGAGGTTTATTACAAATAGGCGCACTTAATGCAAAAAGCACGAATACCAATCACAAACTTTCAGTATGGTGAGATAAGTCCGTCTTTGGTTTCGAGGACGGATTCCGCTATTTATAACTCTTCAGCGCAAAGTATTAAAAACTTTTTTATAAGAACAGAAGGTGGTGTAGCTAAACGTGGTGGCTTTCAAGCGCTACATGACTTTACAAATATTACAGAAAATACTGCTATACGTCAGCAAGTAAGACTTATACCATTTATATTCTCAGATGATGAGCAATATGTAATAGCATTCTCAAATCAAAAATGTGAAATATTTTTTATAAACCCAACAACTGGCGCACTAAGTTTAGCAACAACTTTGACCCAAGATGTTGATGGTAATGCTTTACAGTGGGATCATGCTTATCTTCATGAAATGACATATGCACAAGGCGGTGATATTCTTTTCGTTTGTCATAATACTTTTATGTGTCAACAGATAGTCCGAACTGGATTAAATAGTTTTCAAGTAGAGCAGTTTAATTTTGTTTTGCAAGCAGGTGGTGCTAAGATATTTCAGCCTTATTACCACTTTCATGCAACAGGCGTAACTCTTGATCCATCTGCAAGTACAGGCAATTCTATTACTGTAACAACCAGTGCTGCATACTTTGATACAACAGGAAGTCAAACTAATGGTAACTATCTTAACTCTAAGCACGTTGGTATAACATTATTATATCATGGCTCAGAAATATATATAACTTCTGTTCAGTCTGCTACACAAGCTACTGGAAGAGTAGTTGATGAACTTTTTGTAGAGTTAGACCCTAATGCTGTTAGGACTACTGATGGTTCTACTAACTTAGAAATAACTCACATTAATCATGGCATGTCTAATGGCGATTCAATTACTATACGAAATGCAACATCTGTTGGTGGTGTAAGTGCAGGTAATGTAAATGGCACTCGGTCAATAACAAGTGTGATTGATGAGAATAGATATATTGTTACAGGTGGCGGTTCAGCTAATACATCTGAGGATGGTGGTGGATTTATACAGATTGTTACTCATGCACCTACTACTGAATGGATGGAACAATCATATTCTCAGTTAAGAGGCTATCCTGCTGCTGTTGGTTTTCATGAGAACAGGCTATGGTTTGGTGGTACACTTTCTCAACCTGATACTGTTTGGGCTAGTAAGTCAGGATTGTTTTATAATTTTGATATTGGTACTGCTCAAGATGATGATGCTCTAGAACTNGTTATGAGTATTGGTGAGGTAGCTACTATACGTCACTTTGTTTCTAATAGGGATATACATATCTTTACCGCAGGATCAGAGTTNTTTATTCCTACATTTGAGAATCAACCNATTACNCCNTCTAATGCTAGNGTTAAAAGGCAAACNTCTTTTGGTTCTACGTTTGTAAGACCACAACCCTTTTATGGTGCTACTATCTTTGGTCAAATTGGTGGGAAGATGATACGTCAGTTTGTGTTTGATGATAGTGAGCAAGCTTATAAGGCTGATCCTATTTCATTGCTTTCTTCTCATTTGATAAGCGATCCTGTTCAGATGTGTGTAATTAGTGGCGCGGTAAATACAGCTGAGTCATTTGTTTTTGCTCAAAATTTTACTGGTGAGATAGCTGTTTATAATCTTAACAGAGTTGAGGGTGTTGCAGGGTGGACAAGGTTTGAAACAAACGGTTCTTTTCATTCTGTTACTGCTATTGGTAACAGGGTTTTTGCTGTCATTAAGACCGATCTTGGATCTGGTACAAATAGTTTTGTATTCACTGAACTAAATCAGAATGTAAGTTTAGATCTTGGTAATACATACTCAGGAAGCAACGGTGTCTTTACTGTGTCAAACTTTTTTGAAAATGGCGCAAAGGTAGATGTAATAAGTGCTACAGACTACTTAGGTGAGTTTACAGTAGCTAATGGTCAGATTGATGTTTCGTCTGTAGACGCCTCTCTCTCAAGCTGTCAGGTAGGTTTTGGTTTTGACGTAGAGTTAAAGACTAATCCTATAGATGTGAATACTGCTATTGGGCCAGAAACAGGACAGCCTAGAAGTTTNAGTAGNGTTATACTTGATATGTCTGAAACATTATCNGTATCAGTAAATAATAANAAACTAATTATAAGAAAAGTAAACAATGACTTTAGTTTGCCAAGACAGGCAGTCACAGGTAAACGAGAGTTTTATTTACTTGGATACAATAAAGATCCACAGGTTACGGTTACACAAACTGCACCTATGTTTATTCAAGTTAATGGTTTAGTTGCAGAGGTATCTTTCTAATGGCTATAGATCCAATTTCAGGCGGTTTAGCTCTTTTAAGTTTGTTTGGCACAAAGAAGTCTTATGATGCGCAAAAAGAAGAAGCAAAGCGTAGAGCAGAAATAGGTAAGTTTGAAGCAAGGCAACATGTTAATGATTTGTTTCTTACTAAGGCTCAAGCAATAGATGAATCTAATAGACGTATTAGAGATATGCAGATTGCTGAATCTCAGAACATTGCTTTCTTTAGTGCGTTAGGTAGAGAAGATAGATCTGTTGGTGCGCTTCTTAAAGAAAATAGAAGGATTGCATCTGANGATTTAGAAACAATAGAAAGATCTGCTGAACTTCAATCAGCTAAACTAGCTACGGCTGCTGCTGTTGCTTACAAATATGGGCAGGGCGCATCGGCAGGACTAAAGGCAGAGGCAACTGCAAATCTTATTACAGGCATTATGGATATTGCTAAAAACTTAGATCCAAAGTTTTTTAAAGGAACTAGCTAAATGGGTGTTATTGCAGCAAAAAGACAAGTAGGTAGTATTGGTCCTGTAGGCGTTGTTCGACAGCAAAGTAGTAATCAATATCAAAGAATAGCTGCTGCTACAAATAAGTTAACAGAATTAGCTATTGGCGAAATGGGTAGGCAAGCGGCTATTAGTGGTAAGCAACTTGCTCAAGAAGAAAACATATCAAAAATTACGACTCTTGATCCTATTACAAATAAACCAGAAGCACTTAGTTGGGTAGAAGATAATAGTTTCTTAGGTCGTGTAGGTAAAGAAGCATATCAAGAAACAATAGCTAAACGATTTCAATTTGAGATTGATAATCAGTTAAAAATAAAAGCCAAAGAACTTGCTATAAAATATCAAGATAAAGATGGCGGTGTAGAGTTATTTAAAGATCAAATGCACCAGTATATTGACAGCATGGCAACTGGTTCTGAGGCTACTGGCTATAGTAATTATATTATGCAGTCAGGTGTAGCTCTTACAACTACAACAAGCCTTAACCTTATGGACAAGGCAGCAGCAAGAGAAAGAACAAAAACAACTTCTGTAATTGTTACTGGTCTTGAGGATCAGTTAGATGCATTAGAAACATTAGTATCTAATGGAGATCTTGATAGAGCAGATATTATTAGAAAAGATATAATATCAACTTCAGAAAATGCTTTTGCATCAAGTCATTTTACAAGAGAAGAAGCTAGGGCTTACAAAAAAGCTGCTGCGCTTTCTTATGCAAGAGGTTATCTACGTGATAAATTAGTAGGTTTAAACTCAGATCAAATTTCTAATGTTTTAAATTCTTTAGTTAGTGGAAACTATGACAGTTTAAATGAAGAACTTCATGATACAGAAATACAAGTTTTATCAGGTGCGGCTGAGTTCTTAACAAAAGACATTGAAGTAAATGGCGAAACTATAACAACTGTAGATTATGATGCTATTAAATCATTATCAACTTTTGTTGAGGGTCAGTATCAATCTACTAAACTTGCTGAAGATAGGCGTGCAACTGAGGCTCTTCTTGGCACAACAAAATATGACACAGCTATAAATAATTCTAGAGGAGTTGGCCCAGANGTATTAGACTCCTCTGATTTTCCTACTGAAGATTCTAAGATTAATGAACTTAAGAATAGGTATGATGCAACTGAAACTTTATTAAATGATAGAGAATTAAAAGACCCTGTTCTACGTCAAGGTATTCCTTCTACAGATCAAGAAAAGCTAGATGTTAGAATGAGAATGTCTTTTGGTTTATTAATTCCTGCATATGAGTGGCTACAAGACAATACAGATTTATCACCACCAGATATAGTAAAAGCATTACAAGAATCCTACGATACAGGTAACACAGGGCGTAACTTTGGAAGTCTTATAAAAGGCGATGCTCGTGTAGCTATGGAAGTAATTAAACATCTTAAAGGACAAACAGGTGGCCTTAACGATCCTCAAATGGATGAGTTTATTACAGGTTTAGGACAAGTTGATATAAGAAATAGTGAAAAAGCTAAGATTGAAGAAGAAGTTAAAATTAACGAAACTATTGAAAATTTTATTCTAAATCCAGTAGCTAACTATGATGAGGCTATAAAATATATAAATGCATCATCTTTAAGCCAACCTCAAAAGAATGCAAGAACAACAGAGTTAAATGTAGCTAGAGCTAATGTTATTTTAAATAATGCAATACAAAGAGACTCAAGTATTACTTCAGATAAAATTGTTGATGCAGCAACATATGCAAGTATGGGAATAGAAAAGGATTCTCTTACACCAGAACTTAAAGCTGCTGTTGATGAATCTAAAGAATATTTAAATGATGGTCAGATTTCATCATTGCTTTCTACAAAAGCTACTAGACTAAACTCAAGTGAATCTAAAGCTAATGTTGGCTTTGCAAAAAGAGAAGCGCAAAACGCAATACTTAGTGGTCAAACATTAGCTAATACTGCATCAAATAAAGAAGCTGCCGAAGAACTTATTGTTAATTTTTCTGGTGGTATGACTGCAACAGAGTTTTTTTTAAGTGACCAAACATTTGCAACTAGGCCAGATGGTACACCTCAAAACCCTGCTGCTCTTGCTCTTATGCAATCAATTCATGCAGGAGTTCTTCCAACAACCTTAAACACTTTATTTAAAAGTCTTGCTAATGGAGTGCCAACACAAAATCCAGATCAAGCACTAAACTTAATAACATTATATAAACAGTTTTCTTCTCAGCCTAAAGGCGGTTTACCTAGTGTAAATATAATATCTCATTTACTTGGAAAAGAAACATCAGGAAAATTAGAAGCCATAATTACTGCAAGATTAATGACTAATGAATCAGTTAATGAAATTGCAAACAGATTAGCTAATACAGATTTAGAAGAAGTTAAACTTAGTATGAAAAGAAAGTTTGGCGATAAGCATGATAAGCCTGAGTTAACTGTAAATGATTTTGTAGCCTTAGAAGTTCCTGATGCTAAGAACAATTCTCAAGCAATAAAAATGCTAGGCTCTTATGCTTTGTATATGGGTTCTCTTGGTATGAGTGCTGACAGTATAAGTGAAAATTTAGATATTTATTATAACAGAATGTTTTCAAATACAGAGGGTTATGTAATAGATGCAGCCTCTGAAAGCGGTCAAAAGTCCAGATATTCTTTTAATCATATTTTTACAGACGCTAGTGTAAAAGAGTTTTTTGTTGAAAAAGTAAATAAAGAGTTAATGGATATTCTTCCTAACGGTCAATCATTAATGATTTCTACTGACGATAATCCAGTATCTAATAGAGCTTATCTTATGCCAATAGGTGTAGATCAAGGTGGTGGAGTTAGGTTTATGGTCGTTATGAATCACAATGGTAATTACATTCCTGTTGTTGGTAAATCAGGTTATCCTGTTGGATTTTCTACAGGAGAAAGTGATGTTGTAGATTTTGCAAAAAGTATCAATAGAGAAAAATTTATGAATACTTACACATTGCAAGAAATCAATGCTATAAGAGAAAGCAAGATAGCAGGTGATAAAATCCAAGAAGGATTATCTACTGATGTAGATGAAGGCTATGTTCTTCCAGAAGGATATGAGGACTCTCCATATGCAGGAGCAGGTCAGTAATGGCAATTAATGTTTTATTTTCTGAAACTCAATTAGGTGCTTTAGATAATTTTAAAGCAGAAGAAAGAAAGCCTAAGTTTTTTGAACTTGTTGGTGCTCAGTTAGGATACACATATCAACCTATTATTAACCAAGCCAGAAACCAAGCAAGGTTTGGCGATGTTGAAATGGATTTTAGTTATGATCCTAGACCAGACATAGAAGGCTATGAAGAATACTTTGATACATTAGTACATGCTAAAAATGCAGAACATATGAGCGTTCTTAAATCTCAATTATTTGAACTTGAAGATAATAGGGAAACTATGGGGAGAGCAGGGTTCTGGATGAACATGGGAGCAGGGTTTATTGATCCTGTTAATNTTGTAGCCTTACCTTTTGGTGGTCCTGCTATTGGAGTTGGAAGATCAGCTGTTAGAGGTGCTGTTGCAGCAGGTACAACACAAGCAGGGCTAGAGTTATTAAGAGCTCCTTATGATCCTACTGGTACAGCAGGAGAAGCAGCATTAAACATTGGAGCAACAACTGTATTTGGTGCATTGTTAAATAGTGCAATTAGTATTCCATTAACTAGAAGAGCAACAGCTTATAGAAAGATGGAACAAACTCATAAAGAGTTTCTTGAAGCAGCAGGAGTTTCTGAACANGTTGGTAANTTAACACCAGAAGATTTAATTAATGCTAGAGCAAGAGACGAAAGAGCTTTTGCAGGTAAAGGNACAAAAGACTTAGAAGCTGAAATAAAAGCAAACGAAGGTACGATCTTTGGTGTAAATAAAAGAATAGAAGAGATAGACCAATCTTTTAAAGATGATTCTTTTTCTGCGGAAAAGGTTGAAGAATTAATTAAAGAACAAACTGGTTTATTAAGAATTAAGTCAGAAGCACAAGACTCTATTGATATTGTTAATCGTGAACGTGCTTTAAGAGGTGTAGAAGATGCTAGGATTGCAGGAGTAAAAGATCCTTATGATATTGCACCTAATTTATTTATCAACAGCCCATTCTTTAAGTTTGTACCAACGCCAATAAAAACTGTACTGCAATCTAAAATGGATAACAGTGCTAAGAAAGCAATGCTAATGCTTGGTGGCGATAGTGGTTTACTTCTTAATATGAATAAACTGGGCATATCTATTGGTCCTTCTATATATCAAAAAGCTAAGATTATGGAAGGAGAATGGGTACAAGTAAATAATAATCTTATTAATCATTGGGCTAATAGTTTAGGTATTAAAGAACCTAGTAGACCTCTTGGTATTAATACAAATGATATTATTGAAAGAAGTGCAAATTTTAAAAACAAAATATTTAAGAAACCACCTAGCGGTAGAAGTTATAGAGAATGGCTAACAGAGGTTAATAGTAAAAGAGTTAATGGTATAAAAGATCTTACACCAGAAGAACAGTTAGCTGTTGATGCTATGAATGTATTTTACAAAAGGTGGCAAGATAGGCTTGAGGAAATAGGTTTACTTGGGAATACATTTAACATCTCAAATAAAATTAGAGTTCAAGAAATAAGATTAAAAAGGTATCAAGAAAAATTAGCTTCTTGGACAGAAAAAGAACGAGCAGGTAAATTAGTTGGATGGGCAAAGAAAAATAAAAAAAGCCCTGCTGTTGTTACAAGACTTTACGAAAGAAGAATTACAGAACTTACTGCTGCTATAGACGAAAATAGATTATCTCTTGAGAATATTCCCAAAGGAAAACTTCCTGCCAATGAAGATGTGTTTATGCCTAGATATTGGGATATAAATAAAATTAAAAAAGACAGAGGGTCTTTAGAAAAGATATTAGTTAATTGGTATAGAGATAATAATACTATTTTTGTAAAACAAAATGGTAAGTTTGTTACCAAACAAATGCCAACTGATGATGATGCTTTAGGCAAAAGAGCAAAAGAAACTGTTGATAATATACTTGGCATTAAAGATATAGTTGATCCAGAACAAATAGCTTATGGACTTGGTAAATCTAAACATCTCAGACACAGACAACTAGACATACCTAATCGTTTAGTTTTTGATTTTATTGTTCAAGACCCAATAGCAATTATGAAGTCATACAGTCACAGAACTGGTGGGGTTTATCAATTTAACAAAGCATTTGGTAATAGAAATATTAAAGAAGTTGTTGAAGATATTGAAGAGCAAATGCTGTTAAAGGGTAACAGTCAAAAAGACATTGATAGATTTAAACTAAACTTTAAGCATATGTACGACAGAATTGTTGGATCACCTGTTAAAAATTTTGACAGGTTTGATTTTAAATCAGCCCAAATAATGAAAGACTTAGCATACATGAATTATTTGGGTGCAGCAGGATTTTCTGCTATACCTGATTTTTCTCGTATTGTTATGGAGCATGAGTTTGGCGATATTGTTAAGGGACTTGTGTCTGTCTTTGATAAAAATGTTCGTAATTTTAATAGAGAAGAATTAGATGCAATAGCAGAGGCTATTGAGATTATTCAAGGTTCTGCTCATATAAGATTTACAGACAACATGACAAACAATCCTTTGCAATCTTCAGCTTGGGATACAATGCGAAGTGTTTACAATGTTGCTAACCTTTTAGGTCCAGTTACTCAGGTAGCAAAAGAATTAGATGGAATTATTCGAGGGCATAAACTAGTTCAGCTTTCTAAGCGTTGGGCAGCTAAAGATCCTAATGATCCTATTAGTGCTCAAGATATACAATACTTAGCTAGATATAATATTACTGAAGAAATAGCTGAAGAGATAGCATCAGCACCAGTACAACAAACGGCTAGAGGTTTGTATCTTCCTAATACTTCAGCGTGGGATGGTACTCTTAGATTTCCAGATCATACAGCAAAAATAGTTACTGGCCCTACAGGTAGATATAGCAAAAAAACTGGTGATTATGTACCTGCTTATTATGACAGTAAAACTAAAAAAATATTTATAGATGAAGAGTATATTCGTACTGAGTATTTTGAATCTAGAGTATGGGCGCAGGATTCTAAAAAGATAGAAGGTGTAAAGGCTTTACCTAAAGGTTTAATTAGAACGCCTGATGATTTAGTTCAGTTTGTTAAGATGCATGAGATAATGCATAATCTCTACAGTGCTAAAAAATTAGGTACTCTAAAAGATGTAGAGGTTGAAGGTATTGTTTCTAAACGAATTAGAGTCAAAAAGTTTGATATAGAAAAAAGTTTTGAAGATAATTCAATTATAGAAAGTATGCCTAAAGCAAAACAAGCAGAAGCAAAAAAATTACAAGAAGAATATGAATCTATATATAATGTTCAAGATGATGATAGCGATACTTTTAAGGCTGTAATGCAGTCAAGAATAAAAAAGTTTGAAAGAAAATATAAAAAATTTGTTAAGTCTTTGCCTAAAACAAGAACTACAAAAGTAAAAGGTAAGGTTAAACAAAAAGTAACGGATCAAGCAGCATACGAAAATGCAATTAATGATTTAGCAATAAAAGAAATACAATCTCAACCTAGAGTAAGACCAGACACAACTGAAACATTTAGAACTGCTCTTCAAAGCGGAATACTAAATACTGTTATGATGGGTACTCCTGCTGATAAACCAATACTTACAGATGGTGTTGTGTATATTCCGCATAGGATAGCAAAAAGATTTGGGTATGAAGAAGATAATATTATTACTGGATACTCAAGAGTAGAGTCTGGTATTCTTGGTTTACCATTTCAATTTTTTAGTTATTCACTAGCAGCAATGAATAAAGTAACTGGTGCTTATTCTCAGGGTCAGATTAAAAATAGAATGGCAGGAGTTCTAGCAGCTATGGGGTTGGGTTATATGGCTGTTGCTATTAAAAGTAACTTAAGCGCAGGTGGTGCTAGGCAGTGGGAAGAAATGGCATACTCAGATAGATTTGCTAGGGCATTTGACCAAAGTGGTTTATTAGCTCTTTACTCAGATCTTTTGTATACTTCTATGAATACAAGTATGGCTCTTGGCAGAGGTAACTATATGGAGGGTATTCTTGAACCTAAGTTCCCTCAAGATGAAGATTATATAGATGCTTTTACTGGTGTTATGGGTGCAGGTCCAAGCATTGCAGCTGATCTTACAATTAATCCTTTAAGAGATTTTTTAAATGGTGATGCAGGTGAAGGTATGAAAACATTTGCTAGAAGTTTACCGTTTATGAGAGTGTGGCTTTGGAAAGGTGACATGAACTCAATGACTCTTGGTTTGTCTAGATCTTTCTAATTTGTGCGTCTTTTTTTGTGCGTTGATAGAAAATATAAACAACGCTAATTTGTGACCAAATGAGGGTTTACTATGACAATTAACATTGCAGACAATTCACCACGTATTTCTTACAACGTAGCACAAGGGGCATCACAAACAAGTTTTGCAGTACCGTTTGAATTTTTTAACAATGCAGATTTGAATGTATATCTAGATGGGACGCTCAAAACAATTACTTCTCACTACACTGTTTCGGGTGGTGATGGTTCTACTGGTACTGTTTCTATGTCTGTCACAGGTGGCACTGGTGGGTCTACTGTTGTTATTACCCGTGATATTGCCTTAGAAAGAACTACTGACTTTCCTGTTTCTGGTGCATTTAATATTGTAGCTTTAAATACAGAGCTAGATAGAATAGTTGCTATTGCTGCTGACCTTGAGGATCAGGCTAATCGTGCGTTGCAGCTTACAGATTTTGATGCTGCGGTGTCACTTGTCCTCCCAGAAGTTGACACTCGTAAAGGAAAGACGCTTGCTTTCAATGCATCAAGTGGCGCAGTAGAGGCAGGGCCAAGTATTACCGACGTACAAACTGTTTCTGCTGCGTCTGCTGACATAGCATTACTTGCTGATATACAAGACGGTACTACAGCAACTAATGCAATTACGATTGCTGCAAGTAATAATGCTAATATTTCTACGGTTGCAGGAATATCTGGTAATGTAACAACAGTAGCAGGGGTTGCTAGTAACGTAACTACAGTAGCAGGTATAGCATCTAATGTTACGACAGTTGCAGGAGATACAACGCATATACAAGCGTTAGGACCAGTAAGTGCAAACATAACTACGGTTGCAGGGTCCATTTCAAATGTAAATACAGTAGCTACAAATATTGCTAGTGTTAATTCAGTAGCTACGAATATATCTAGTGTAGTTGCTGTTGCTGCCGATCTTGCTGAAACAGTATCTGAGATAGAAACAGTAGCTAATGATCTTAATGAGTCAACTTCTGAGATTGATACTGTTGCTCAGAGCATAGCTAATGTAAATGCTGTTGGTAATAATATTACTAATGTAAATACAGTAGCATCTAATAATTCTAATATTAACGCTGTTGCAGCCGATGCAACCGATATTGGAACAGTTGCTACTAACATATCTAATGTAAACGCTGTTGGTGGTATATCATCAAATGTTACAACGGTTGCAGGTATAGCTTCTGATGTAACTGCTGTTGCAAGTATTGAAAGTAATATACAAACTATTGCTGCTTCTGCAGCAACTACAAATATTAATACAGTAGCTACAGATATATCTGGTTCTAATAATATTGGGACTGTTGCTAGTTCTATTACAAATGTAAATAATGTTGGAGGCTCAATATCTAATGTTAATACAGTTGCATCAAATATAAGTTCAGTAAATAGTTTTGCAAATACTTATAGAGTTGGTTCTTCTGATCCTACATCTTCTCTTGATGACGGTGATTTATTTTACAATACAACTTCTAATCAACTTAAAGTATACAATGGTTCTGCTTGGGAAGCAGGTGTTTTAGCAGGTGCAGGAGCACTTCTAACTGCAAATAATTTGTCAGATGTATCTAGCAAAGAGACTGCACAGAGCAATCTAGGATGGTATCATAGTAGCACTATAGCTGCTAATCAAACATTAGCTGCAAATTCAGAAGTAATTACTGGAAAAAATCTAGTAGTAAATAATGGGGTAACATTAACAATCCCTAACACGAGCCGTCTTGAAGTGCGTCATTACGCAAGCGGTGAAATATTGTAAGAAAGGAAAACAACAATGTCTATTAAGTTAAATAGCGCAAGCGGCTCGATTACAATCACGCCAGAAGATGGATCGGGAAATGCAAACGTTACTATGCCGAGAGGTGGTATTGGTTCTGTATCAACATTAAGCGATTTAAGTATAACTGCTACCGCTACTGAGCTAAATTATGTTGATGGTGTAACATCAGCAATACAAACCCAGTTAGATGCTAAAATAGCAGATGTAGTAAGTGATACTTCACCACAACTAGGTGGCAATCTAGATGTAAATGGTCAAGATATTGTCACAACTTCTAATGCAAATTTAGAACTCGCTCCAAATGGAACTGGTAAAGTTGTAGTAAAAGGTAATACAAACTCAGGTAAAATTGTTTTAAACTGTGAAAACAATTCGCACGGCGTTACCTTGGCAAGCCCACCGCACAGCGCAAGCGCAACATATGAAGTAGCATTGCCAAACGCGCTAGGTCTTACAAATGCAAGCGCGGTCGTTACGTCGGATTCAAATGGTGTAGTTGGTTTTGATAACGGCACAACTGAAGAAAGCACTGCAATTACATCAAGCTCAAATGCAGCTACCATTAACTTACGTGATGGTAACGTGTTTACACATACACTAAGCGAAAACGTAACTTATACATTTAGTAACCCTGCTGCATCAGGTAGAGCCTCAGCATTTATTTTAAAAGTAACACAAGATAGTTCTGCAAGAACCATTACATGGCCGGGCAGCGTTGATTGGGCTTCTGCAACCGCACCTACTTTAACAGCAACTAATGCAGGTGTGGATGTGTTTGCTTTTATTACTGTCGATGGTGGAACTACATACTATGGGTTTACATTAGGCCAAGCATTAGGATAATAACATGACAGCTTCTAAATTAGTTTTAAATGCAGCCTCTGGTGCAGGTAGTGATCCATTAGATATAGATAGTGTTTTTAAAACAACTGTATATAAAGGGTCTGGCGATGTTCAAACAATTACTAATGGCATTGATTATTCTGGCACAGGTGGTTTGTGTTGGATAAAAAAACGTAACAATTCATCAAATGCTGATCACGCTCTTTTTGATACAGTGAGGGGTGCTACTAAAAGAATTAGAAGTAATAATAATTCTGCCGAATATACTGTTTCCGATACTTTAACTGCATTTAATAATAATGGTTTTACTATTGGGGCTGATGTAAACATAAATACTAACAATGACAGGTATGTAGCTTGGAATTTTTTAAAAACTGAAAAATTTTTTGATATAGTTCAATATACAGGAAATGGATCAGCAAGAACTATAGCTCATAATTTAGGTAGTGCGCCTGGAATGATTCTAGTAAAAAGAACTAGTGGTACTCAAAATTGGACTGTCTATCATAAATTTTCTGATGCTAGCGCTGAGAATTATTATACTAGATTAAATAGTAATATACAATTTGTTCAAGACACTAATATGTGGAATGGCACCGCCCCCACATCTACTGTTTTTTCAGTTGGTACAGACAGCGATAATAATACAAATGGTGAAACTTACATAGCATATTTATTTGCTCACAATGATGGTGANGGAATTTTTGGTCCAGACGGAGATCAGGACATAATAAAATGTGGAAGTTATCAATCAACAGGAACTAGGTTTGAAGTTAATGTAGGATTTGAGCCGCAGTGGTTGCTTGTAAAACGTGTATCAGCAGACACCGAAGGAAATCAAGCTTATCACAGTTGGGCTATCCAAGACGAAATAAGAGGGCTTGGTGTNGCTCCATATAATGACAACGCATTTGCTCATGAAAAAATATTGTGGGCAAATAGTGACGTTTCAGAAGGATTTAGAGGAGATTTATCAGGTAACGCATCAAATGATATTCAATGGATGGCAACCCCAACAGGATTTTCTTTACCTAATGACTCTAAGGTAGAATGTAATAGAACAGGTAACTATCGTTACATATGGGTAGCAATACGCAGAGGAAAAATTGCTCCACCAGAAAGTGCGGCTGATGTTTTTGATGTTGATGATGCTGGGACTGGAAGCATTACTGTTCCGCAGTTTCCATCAACATTTAAAGTTGATTTTGCAATAAACAGACCGAATAGAGATACAACTCACGATACCAGAATTTCATCCAGACTAACTGGTAATGCATATCTTAATACTAATGACACTAATGCTGAAACCACTCATTCTCAATATGTTTGGGCTTATAATACAGGTTATAGAAATGATAGTGCAGACCCAAATCATTTTGCTTGGATGTGGCAAAGAGCGCCTCAGTTNTGTGATGTAGTCAATTGGCTTGGGAGTGGAAGTGGAAGAACTATAAATCATAGTCTTGGCGTTGCTCCCGAAATGATATGGGTTCGTGCTAGAAATACATCTGAAGATTTCACTGTTTATCACTCAGCTACAGGTCAAAATAAATATTTTGAACTTAATTCAACAACAACTGCTCAAACTACAAATGCAGCAATGTGGAATAGTACCTCACCTACTTCTTCAGTTTTTAGTGTTGGTTCACATGCTAGGACAAATAGTTCTAGTTATGCTTATATTGGTTATTTATTTACGTCTTTGGCAGGTGTATCTAAAGTTGGTTATTACACGGGGGACGGAAACACAGGTAAACAAATAGACTGTGGTTTTACCAACGGTTCTAGATTTGTATTAATTAAAGATACAACTAATGCAGGTCATTGGTATCTTTGGGATTCAGAACGTGGGATCAATACTGGCACTGATCCATATTTAATTCTTAATGATACAGATGCTGAAAACGGTGGTGGAGATAACGTAGAACCATATTCAGCAGGATTTATTGTTAATGGCCCAGGAAATAATGTTAACGGTGCAATTCATATTTTNTATGCAATAGCTGCGTAATCAACTGACGAAAGGAGAATCAACTAATGTCAGAATATCGTGAAAGAAAAACAGGTGAAGTTAAAACACAAGGCGAATGGAGAGCAGTCTTTAAAAATATGTCTCTTCCAAAAGTGTGGAACAGTAATGTCTGTGACGCTATGAACATTGATCCAGTATTGCCAAGTCCTCCTGCTACAACAACAGCGTATCAAACAAGTGTACGTGATGGTGTTGAGCAAGACAGCAAAGGCAACTGGGTTGAGAAGTATGTAGCAAAAGACATGTTTGCTGATACAACTGTAGATGGTAAAACAACCACTAAAGCAGACCACGAGAAAGCTTATCAGGCTACACTAGATGCAACTGCTGCAGTTAATAACCGTAGTACACGAGACAGCAAACTAGCTGAGACAGACTGGACTGCTATGTCGGATGTCACTATGGCAGACAACATGAAGACCTACAGACAGGCTCTACGTGATTTGCCAACGCATAAGAACTGGCCTAACTTAGAAGATGCTGACTGGCCTTCTGCACCTGAGTAATGGACCCAGTATCTTGTGTAGCTTTAGCAACAGGAGCATACAAAACGCTCAAGGCTGCAATAAGCACAGGCAAAGATTTACAAGAAATGTCAGGAACTTTATCTCAATGGGGTAAAGCCTTTTCTGATTTTACTAACCTTGAAGAAAGAGAAAAGAATCCTCCGTTTTGGAAAAAAACATTTAAAGGTTCTGACGAAGAAACAGCATTAGAAATCTTTGCAAATAAAAAAAAGATGGAACAAATGCGTCAAGAAATAAAAGATCATATTAGTTTTAATTATGGTCCAAGTGCATGGAAAGAGGTGCTTGCAATAGAAGCCCAAATGCGTAGGAGAAGAAAAGAAGAATTATATAAAAAACAGGAGAGAATAGATGCGGCTATTAATTTTAGTATTGGAGCTGTTATTTTTCTGCTCAGTGGTGGTATCTTGTTCTGCATTTTCTATTTCCTCGGCAAATGGCAAGGACGTTGGTAACTATGTGGGTGCTATTATGGTTACAATTAGTGAGTGGAACTTTTGATCATTACCACATTGATAGCTACAGTACCGAAGAAGCATGTAAAGAAGGTTTAAAAGAAGCTAAAGTTTTAGTTACAAGTACAAATAGCAAAGTGGTCTGTATAAAAATTGAACGGTGACAATTGCAGAATGGAAGGGAAGATACATAATCTATGATGATAATGGTTATGTAATAATTATAACTAGGGACAAACGAGTAGCCTACACACACGCAAGGAAATATTATGGTAGCAATCACAGCTAATTATCTAGATGAACTAAAGATTTTACCACGCTTGGCATTTCTATGTCAGATTGTTTTGACTTGGAAAGTATGCCTTTGGTTTATGACACTAGAAGATCCAACCACGCAACAGTCTGCATTTGTATCTTTAGTTACTGCTATGCTTTCCGCATCTTTTGCGCTATGGTTAGGCAAGGAAGCAAAGACAGACAGAGGTGGACACTATGCTCCAGACACTAATAGGTCCGATAACTGAACTAGCAGGAGGTTGGTTAAATGCCAAAACCCAAGCCCAACAAGCAAACGCGAAAC